TCTGCAAAGAGCGAATGAACGTCTTGCGGTTCAGCTTCGCCTCCTGCGCCGGGTCGGCGCCGTACCAGTAAGCTCGAAACTGGTCGCCCATGGTGCCGGCCGTGGGCGGATACAGCGACAGGATCCGGTTGACGAATTTCGTGATCGCTTCGTCCGAGGCCTGCGGGTAGTACGCCCGGGCATGCGCATTGATCTTGCCGTCGATCAGCACGCCGACGTAGCTGCGCGCCTTGATGTGCACGAGTCCCGCGTCCTCGTCGTGCTCCATCTCCTCGACGTCGACCCAGCCCTTGAAGCGCCGGACGCTGGTGGGCGACGGCACCGCTTGCAAAGCCCAGGTGCCGGGCCCGGCAAAGTCGCTTGTCTTGACCGTGCCGACCCAGGCCTCGACCATGCACTCCCGAATGATCTGCGGGTTCAGCGGCATGTCCTGAAACGGGAAGCTCGCGGTCAGGCCGTCGGCGTCGCGGAAGCCCTTGTCCTCGATCTCCAGCTCGAGCGGCACCGTGACGAATTGGATCGCCCAGTCGTCGCCCTTGCCGGTGGTGCCGGCCGCCGACTTGCTGCCCGCCGCCGAGGCTTTGGCCTGCCTGCTCTGCTGCGCCGACGTGCTGCTGAGCGAAATGGCGTCGGCCGTGGACTTCGTCTGGCCCAGGCCCCGGGCCGCGAGCGCCTGCGCTAGCTGCTGCTCCGTGACAGCCATGTCGCTTTGTGCCTGCACGGTGGGCTCGGCGTAGGGCTGCGCCCCGTCCTGCGCGTCCGAGTCGTCGCTCGCGCCAAAGTCGGCTAGACGCACGAACAGCCGAAGGAGGCATGCTGGCCTGTATGTCCTCGGTTCGGGCACCTACCCGCCTCCCTGTGCGCCTGGCGCAGGCTGGGTGCCAGTTGGCCCGAGGGCGGTGGTGCTGGTGCCCTGCACCAGCTCGATCAGCGCCTGCTCGGCCCCGGTGAGACGCGGAACGTAAATGGCGGGGGCCCCGTCGTCCGACGCGCCGGTCGGCGTGGCTGGCACCTCGGACGAGGCCAGGTTGTTGTAATCGGCAATGACCCACCACAGGTCGGGGTTGCCGTAGATCTCCGGGCGGGCCGCAATGTCCCTCAGGTCGCTGCCGGCGGGTGGCCGCAGGATCGCAATAACGTCTGGGACCTGCCGGCTTGCCAAAGCCGCGGAGGCAACTGCGGCCTGACTTGCTAGCAGGTCCCAGGACTCTATCAGGCTGTATTGGGCCGTCTGGCCGTCGAGGCGCGCCAGGGGATCGTCGGTGGGGTAGAGCGCCAGTTTCGCCTGAACTGCCTGCTGCTGGATGGCCTGGCCCAGGGCGGTCCAAGCCGGCCCGACGGGGCTTACTCCCAGGCCGGGCCACAGCCCGCAGAAGCTTCCTATCGCCGCGCGCCCGTTGGCGCATGCGTTGATGATCTGGTCGCAGATCCCGCGCACACGGTCGGCCACGCTGCTCGGCAGGTTGGCCACGTCGCTCAGCGCCTGGGTGGCGGCGTTGACGACGTTGACCCCGTTGATGATCGCGTTCTGCACGTCGTCCAGCGCATCGGACAGCGTCAGCATCGCGCTGGTGGCGCTGCCAATGGTCGCGAAGGCAATGTCGCTCCACGAGGACGTGTGGTCCTTGGTCTGGGTCAGCTGGTCGTTCAGCGCCGAGAAGTCGCTCGACGGGGTGAACTGGCTGGCAAACGTGGGCGCCGTGGTCTGCAGGGCTTCGCCCCGCCATTCGAACTCGCAGGTCCACTCCACGTCCTGGGAGCGGTTGTACCCAGGGTCGAAGCGCTTGATGATGCCTCGGCGCACGATCGCGGGGTCGGTGCCCTGGGTCAGCTGCCGGCCGCCCCACCTAACCTCGACCGGGATAGCCTGCTTTGCCAGCAGCTCGAACTGAAGCACGAGCTGGCGGGCCATGCCCTCGCCCAGGTCGACGTCCATCCAATGGCCCTGCATCGTGCTGTTCGGCGTGATGGGGCCGCCGACTGTCTGGGTGGCGACGGGGTTGCCCGGGTAGTAGGTCGACTTCACCCGCTGCTCGGTGGGAAAATTCACCTTCTTGAACGGCAGGGCCGTCCCCGTGAGAGCGATCGGCGCGTAGCCGCCCTCGAGCGGCGTGATGGTGACCAGGCCTTGCTCGGTGTTGTCGGACACTAGATCGTCCTCGTGGTTGCGCCCTGCGGGTTATGGGCCAGGTCGATGACGTCGTTGATCGTGCGGTGGAAGATCCGGTCGGGGTCGCGGTCCTTGAAGTCCTGCGTGATCTCCAGGTGCTGAATGTTGACCTGCGGCGGCTTGCGCATCTCACGCATGGAGGGCGGCTTGGTCGAGTCGCCGCTGGCCCCGAACAGGTTGGCCAGCACCTCGGCCAGCCGGTCGGCAAATTCCTTCTGCACCTGGTCGGTGTTGTAGTAGGCCTTATTCGCGTCCATGCCCAGGGCGCTCAGCTGCTGGCTTCGGGTCTCGGCCGTCATGGTCGAGTAGGCCTCTTTCGCAGCCCCGACGTTGACCTTGCCTCCTTCGCCCACCACGCCGGCACCGTAGGCGGCCTTCAGGGCGATGTAGGCCTGATGGGCCTGCTTTGCCGTGTCGGCACTGTTGCGCCCCAGCTCGAGATCCTTGTCCGCCATCTCGCGATAGGTATCGAGCGCGGCGACGATGGCCTTGCCCGACCCGCCGGCCAGAGCACTGTCCTTGCCGAACTGCGCCTCCTTGGCAATGGCGTCCGTGTGCCACTTGTCGATCATGCCGGCCAGGGCCTCGAGACCAACGTACAGGACCCCTAGCGCCTCGGTAACCCCGAAGGCCTTGCTGGCCATGCCGGCCAGGTTCCCAACCGTACTCTCCAGCCCGCCCTTCATGCCCGTCTCGATGGCCTTGAAGGCCTTGCTGGCCATGCCGGCCAGGTTCCCAACCGTACTCTCCAGCCCGCCCTTCATGCCCGTCTCGATGGCCTTGGTCGTGGCACCGCCCAGGGCGGTCGCCGCGGGGCCCCCGATGTTGACCGTTGCGGCCGAGACGTTGACCACCGCGGCCCGCATGGCGCCACCCGCCTCGCCGCCTGCAGCGGCACTGCCCTTGCCCCACTGGGCAAGCCCACCGGCCATGCCGGCCAGTTTGTTCGCCACCAGGATGCCGACAATTGCGCGCCAGTGGTCGGCGGTGAACTTCGAAGCGCCCTCGATAGCGTGGAAGGCCCACACCAATTTATCGCCGAACTCGTGCGCCAGGCTTTGCCCGCTGGCCCGCACCTCGCCCAGGTGGTGCGCCCACTCGGCAAAGTCGTGGGACACCTCTTTGAACACGGGCCCGGTTACGTCGCGGGTCAGATCGTCGATGGCCTTGCGCACGTCGAACATCGACCCGCTGATGCCCTTGCCCATGCCCTCGGCCGCTGGCACCAGATCCCCCAGCGCCTTTTGGATGGCCGCAAAGCGCTTGGGCTCGCTCATCTTGTGGAACTCGGCGATGTTCCCAATCGAGAACCGCAGCGCCTTGGAAAAGTCGTCCATGACCCGCATGTTGCCCGTCAGGGCCATGCGCGACATCTGAGTCGAGGCGCCCTCGGCGCTCACGCCCAGCACCTTCTGGACAGCGGCCAGCTTTTCGGTGACGTCGATCTGCTGGGCCTGCGACAGGCCGTAGCGCTCGCTTAGGGCATAGGACGCCTTGTAGACCTCGGCCAGGTCGGCCCGGGTCATCTTCAGGCGGCTCTCGTCCTTCTCGAGCTTGTTGACAACCTCGTGCCCCTCTTCCAGCGACTCGGTCCAGCGCTCTTGCGCGCTGGTGCCGGCCTTCCAGCCGCCGAAGGCAAAGGTTACGCCCGCGATCTTCTTGGCCGAATCGTCGACGACGACGTTCGCGCTCTTGGCCTGGCCCAGCAGGTCGCGCAGGCCGTACGAGAGGCCCACAGCGCCCAGGGCCCCAATTGCCATGTTCTTCGAAAAGCCCTTGGCGCTGCTCGATGCGTGCGAGAAAGCGTTGTCGACCTGCTGGAAAGCCTTCGACAAGGACGCGGCGGCCGGCGTCGCGTGGTCGGCGACTACAAAGTCAAGGCCCTCAACCTGTGTAACGTTGTCGCCCATGGTGCTAGCTGCTCGGCCGTTTCTTTTGTTCCCATTCGATCAGCCGACTTAGGGCGCCGTTGAAGGCTTGCAGGTCAGATCGGCTGCGGCTGAAAATCTCCGTTAATGGCTGGTGTCCGTAATAAGCGGCGTATGCCACCTCGTCCCACAGTCCTTGCAGTGCCCCCGCCCTTACACCTCCGTCTTTGCGCTCCCGAAAAAACTGTCGGTTTCCTCCTGGTTGGGCAGGCAGACCTTGCCGAAGCCCTTGATGACCAGGTCCCGCACCTTGTTGGAAAAGCCGTCGAAGATCGTCTCGGCCTCGTTGTCGGTCCAGGTGACCACCTTGCCGTCAACCGCGTACAGTCCGCGCTTGGCCCCCGCCTCGCCAAAGTGCTTGGCCTCCATGGCCGCCTTGATCTCGGACACGGTCAGCTGCCGGATCGTGACTGTCTTGGGGTCGCCGGCCAGGCGGACTGACTCGGGAAGGGTGAAGGTGGTTCTGGGGAGCCGCGCTATGGCGTCGAGTAGGCCCCCGGCCAGGTTGAGTGAATCGGACATGGTTTGCCTCCTTGGTCCTGTGTGCTGTGCTGCTGCTCAGGCTAGTAGTTGGGGATATAGCGGTCGCTCTTGGCCGCAAAATTCATGACCTGGAAAGTCTCGCGGCCGGCGTTGATCAGGCCTCCGGGATCGGAGAACTTCAGGTCGGGCACTGTGATCCTCGCCGTCTGTCCCGAGGGGAACAGAATGTAGAAGGCGAGGTTGACCTGGTAAGCGGCCAGGTTCTGCCCGCTGCGCGCCCGCGCGTAGAGCTGCGACTGCATTTGCAGGATGCCCAGGCCCTCGGGCTGCACCGAGAAGGTCACGTCGATCTCGTCGAAGATCTCGCGGTGGCGCTTGGCCGCCTCGCCGATCAATCCCTCGGAAATCAGCGTGAAAACCGGCTTGAAGTCGTTGGCCTTGACGGCCGTGATCTCCGTGATGAGGGCGCCACCTTGGCTGATCCGCAACGTGCTGTCGCGGCCTAGAACTCGATAATCACCGGGCATGGGTTGCTCCTTTGGGTTACGCCACCTGGGCGATGACCACGTTGGGTCCGATCTGGGTATTGATCACGATGGTCTTCATGGACCCGTTCATCTGCACGTTGGCAATGAACAGGTAGACGCCTTGCGCGTTTAGGGTCGGACTGTTGCCGGCCGCCGCGCCCTCGAGCACCTGGTAGGCTGCGGCCCGGGCATCGCCAATCGGCGGATTGACCAGGCTTTCCAGATACACGGTCATGTCGCTGGCGAACGCATCGGCGCGGCTCGTGGTGCCGGGCTTCTTGGCGTACTTCGACGCCAGGAAGAAGATCATGTCCTGAATCTCGTCCGCAAAGCTGCGGCGGTTGTCGTCGACCCGGTTGTTGTACGTGACGGGGTTGGCCCCGGTCACGCCGCTGTAGAACCACCAGCCGGCATTGCGATCCTGGACCAGCCAGGCAACCCCAGCGGCCTTCATCGCGATGTAGTCCGTCTCGACAAGCGGGTTGATGGTGAACAGCGTCTCTTGCGCATCGACGTTCTGGATGTTGGCATTCTCGGGATCGCCAACACTGGTCAGGTACTCGCTCTCGCCGTTGTTGGCCAGGTTCACCTTCATGGCCGCGCGCGCGCCGCAAGCGCTGATGGTGATGTCGGCGTTCAGCTCGGTCGAGAAGACCTGCACGTAGGGGCCGCACACCCAGTAACGATCGGCGTCGGCGCCAACCACCGAATCGGCCGCGACCTGGCCCTGGTACAAGGCCTCGACGGCGACCGCCTCGGTGCCGGCGGTGCTGATGCCCTGCCGGCTGGTGACCATGGCCACGCGGCCGCGACCCACGGCGCTCGAGTTGACAGCGTTCTGCCAAAGGTTCTTGCGCATGGTGGACGCGGTGGCGTTCGCCATGTGGAAGTTGCGCGCCGACCAAATGACCACGATGTCGTTCGTGGCGTCGGTGCCCGGCAGCGTCTTGCTGATTGCGGCGGCGTAGTTGGCCGCAATGCAGTCGGAGAGCGACGAGGCGGGCTGGGTAGCGCCACCCGAAGGGGCATAGACGTCGGTGCCAGCGTCGGCGCCGTTTACGGTCGAGACGCTGCCGGTGGCGATGGTGCTCAGCGAGCCAGGGATCGGCGTGCCGCCGGTGGCGTAGTCGATCGGCACCGTGATCGGGTTCGAGCCCGCGGTGGTGGCCTTCTGGCCCTTGACGAAAAAGCAGGTGGCCCCAAGCGTGGCCCCGGTGCTCACGAAGGTAAGCTGTCCGCTGGCCAGGTCCTGCTGTAGCGAGATGCCGACCGCAATGGCGTTCGAGGTGACGGTGGTCCCGGCCGGGATCGTCAGCTGCTGGCTGAGCGCGACCACGGCGGTTGCCGAGCCCAGAACCGCGTCGGCAAAGCGGGTGCCGGCGGGAATCACCAGGTCTTTGTTCGTTACCCCGGCCGTTTGGTCGGCGGCGTTAACCGTGACGGTGAACTGCACGTAGGCCTTGGAGCTGCCGCCGTTGGCCGTCACCATGTCGCAGTCGACCCGCTGAATCACCAGGCCGCTGATGGTTTTGCCCTTCAGCTCGGCCCACACGTTTCCATCGAACGCCCCGCCCGAGCCGTCCTGCACGTCGCTGCCGCTCGTCCATGGGCCATTGGGGCCGCTCTGGCTCAGCAGCGTGAACAGGCCGGCATTGGGGAAGTAGAGGCTGGTCACATCGGCCGGCGCGTTGACGACCGTCGGCACGAACGGCCCCTGCAGGCACTCTCCAACGAGAACGCCGCGAACCGTGCCGGTGCTGGTGGGCAGGTTGGGCCCTGCATTGTCGACGGCGACGATCTGCTCCAGCTCGGTCAGCTGCTGCAGGCTGGGCATTTGGGTCGTGCGCAAAATGAACATGGAGATCTCCTTTACGAGGTGGTCACCGGGCTAGTCGAAATGGGGTTGCCAATCAGATCGGTGATGTTCTTGATCACCGTGATGGCCATTATGGGAACCGCGTGCAGCTCGACCTTGGGGGCCTGCACTGACACGACGAAAGTCGCCTCGCGCTGGTTACGCATTGCCGCGTCTTCCGAGTCGCTGTTCGCGCCTCCAATCAGCGAAGCCCGGGCGGTCATGCCCCAGTATTCCGGCAGGTGCAAAAGCAGGCCGTAGCGGCTCTGCTCGTTTGGGAATAGCAGATCCTGCTCGCCTACCACGTCGCCGGGCATTACCAGGTGCTGAAAGGCATCCTCGACCATCAGCTTGAGCCTCGACCGCATGGCCGACGAGCCAGCCCGGAGCGCCACCGTAAAGCGGTCGGTCATTTCACCGGTCCGCCACAGGCCGAAGCTCGGGGGCCCGGGCGTGGCTGGCGTGATCGTCTCGACGGTGTCCTCGAGCAGGGCCGGCGACAGCGCCGCGTCGGGATCGTAGGCCCACTCGGGCGGGCCCACCACGCAGGCGGCTGGCGGGTCGTACTCTTCCCCGGGGGCCGGCCACTGGTCGAACACGTGGTTGAACTTCACCACCTGGCCGTCGACCAGGCGGCTCACGTTCTGAATCACCCGGGTGATGGCCAGGGCGCAGGCATCGCGCACGTCCATGATGGCGGAGCGGCTGTAATCCGTGGCCTGCATTTAAGGCCTGCCCTCCGCGTCGGCGATGGCGTTGTGGCAGGCCTGCCGGCATGCCTTGATGATGTCGACCGAGGCCCGCTCGAAGACGTGCTTGGCAGGCAAGCCGCGCCGCTTGATGGCAGCCGCAATGGCGAACGCAATCGACAGCTCGGCACTCTTGAGCACCGACTCGTTCGTGGCGAGCTTGTGCCGGTGCACCCAGTCGACCAGGGGCTGAATGGGCGGAAACGTGCCAGGCCGGCGCCCCCGCTCGATGATCGAGGCGTAGACGCTCTGGCTGAAAATGCGCACACCGTGCGCGATGTTGACCACCTTCCAGGATCGCTCGTAGTCGCCCCGGTCGAAGGCTGGGCGCGGCTGCGCGGCCCGGTTGGCCTGCACCACGAACATGCGACCGCGCTCGTGCATCGTTCGGCGCGCGGCCTTTACCGCTGCGTCGTGGCGCTCCTTGGGCACGCGCGAGATGTAGTCGGCCAGGTCGTGCATGTGAATCTTGCGGATCACGACGGCACCTCGGGCTCTACCTCGTAGCTGGTGGATTGCTTGGTCAGGGGCAAGCTCCACGACATGGCCGAGCGGCTGAGCATGGGTACGGCACCGGGAGTAAAGCGCCTGGGCTTGGGCGGCGGCACCGTCTGGCGGTCCTCCCGCACCTCCCAGAAGAACTCGACGTTGGCCAAGTTGGTCTGCTGGCGGGCAGGATTGCGCAGGTCCGGGGTCCGGCCGCGCAGGTCGTCCTCGCTATACTTGGCGCTGATGCGGTCGATAAAGATGCCGCCAGCCTCGGTCATACCGAATTGCGACATGAGAAACGAGGCCTGGGACATGTCGCGCACCCGCGGGGTTGGCAGGATCTCCCGGCGCGAGATCTCCCGCGGCCGGCCCACTCCCTTTTCGCCTGCCCACTGCCAATGCACCAGAAACACGCGGTAGGGGCGCAGGCCTAGATCCGTCCCTATCTGGCGAATCTCGTCCAGCGACGGACCCAGGCTGCCAGCCAAGCTTCGGGCGAACTGCCCGGGCGCCAGAGGGTGCACCTTACCCGCGACCTCGGGCAGCTCGGCCCGAATGTCAGCTGGCGTGGTCCGGTCCTGGGGCATGGCTAGTCGGTGTCCCCCGCCACGATGTAGCTAACCGTCGACCCGTCGCCTACGACCTTGATGGCCGTCAACTCGTCGCCCAGGGTGGGCAGAAACATCATGAACAGGCCCCCGGCGCTCAGAGGCACAAGCTGGTCGGTGCCGGCCGCGCTGGTGAGCTTGAGCTGAACACTGTTGCCCACCACCACCGCCACAATGACGCGCACCTTGGTAATGCTGCCCAGCTCCAGGGTGACCGGCGGGTTGCTGCCCGTGGCCCCTACAATGTCGCGCTGATTTTCCAGCTTGGCCGCTGCGGTGTATCGGAAGCTCGTGTCGACCGGGCCGGCGCCCATGGCCGACATGCCCAGCGAGATCGCGTTCAGCATGCCCTGGTGGACTACAGACGATGGGATGGACATCAGTGCCTAACTCCAATCGCCCCGACGTTGGGGCCCCGGGTCTGCGAGGGCAAGAAGTGTGCGATCTCCGCACTCCAGGCAATGGGCGATCCAAGCTGCCGGGCCAGCCGCACGGCCCACCAGCCATACTCCCGGCGCAGCTGGTCGATCTCGTCCTCGCGCATTTCGATCCCCTCGGCCTTGCTGGCCTTAAGGCGAACGCGCGCGTCCGAGATCTCCTGGTCGCACTTGTCGCACTCTGTCAGCACCCGCCGGATGATCTCCTCACCGGCGGGCAGAATCATGTTGAAGGCCTGCTGTAGCATGTAGGAAAAGGGTGTGGGAAGGGGCGCGCCGATCGACATCGACGGTTGCATGGCTAGGTTCGGGTACTCAAGATGGTACCGAATCCGAGCCTTTTCCTCTTCCGACAGCACGGTGCGGGCTACTCCTTGACCGGCTCCAGCTTGACGACCTGCTTGATAACCGCCCACACCTTGGGAAGGTAGTGGTTGCGGCTCAACACCTGGCCGCGCGCGAACGTGGTGCGGACCACGCCGAGCATGACCTTCGTGTCCTCGACCACGCGCCAGAGGACCGGCTGGTCGGACTGAGGCGCACCGACCGGCTTGGCCGGCTTGGCCGGCGGAACCGGGGGCTTCTCTTCGGGCTTACCACCCGCGGCGAACTCGTCCGGGGTCAAGGCGGCATCGGCCACCGACGCGGGCTCGGGTTCTTTGTTCTCGGTACCCTTGTCGGGCGTGCCCTTGGGGGCCTTGGGAATCAGGGCCATGGAAGCTCCTTTGCGCGAATGGTTGGTCGGGCGGGGAAAGAGGTGGGGCGCTGGACTCCAGCGTGTTGTGCTACGTCGCTAACCCGCGACGGGGGTTGCACAGCGGCGAGAGTCCGGCGCCATGGCATAAGCCACAGACGACTGAAATTCGGTCGGTCCACCAGTGGGGGGCAAAGCCCCCCGATGACCGCAAAACCCAACCGAAGTTGGGTGCGCCGTCAAAAGCGGGCGTGGACGGCCAGTGACCAAACCGGCCGAACTCGTAACCGCTGCCATCAGGCGCAACTGCGGTGCTAAACCGGCATGTTCGTATGGGCGAACGCACAAGGCGTCACCACCATGCCGGCGGACCAGAGGGCAGCGACACGACCGCGTGCCCCTACGGCTGCCACAGGCGAGCCCAGGTCCAAACATCGGCCCGAAGGCCGAACCTAAAGCAAGGCAGCCCGTCGGCGCTTTTGCGCCGGTCGTGCCGGGTCTGCCTTGCACAGTAGCCACAATTGCCTCTTCGTGACTGCGGCCGGGCCTACAGGCTTTCGACCACGCAGACGCGCTTGTACCGAGCGGCGTCGCCAGTGGCGGCGTCGGTGCGGCACGGCCAGTCCATGAGGCACTTCCAGATGGACGTGACCATTTCGTTCAGCACGTCGATCGGCGCGCGAATGAACACCTGCACGCGGTCGGCGTTGACCTCGACCCCGTTGGCCGTCAGGCGGGCCGGCTGGAACTCGCCCACTTCGCCGTTCACGCCGGCAGCCGTGATCAGGCCCGACATGTCGTTGAAGTACTCGTACACCGCCTCGGCGCCGATGCAGATCGGACGCTGAATCTCGTCGCCGCTGGCGTTATACATCTCACCGCCGAAGCGCTCGCCTTTGCGACCGCTAACGTAGGTGTTCTGCAGGCCACCGACCACGTTCGACGCGCGCGGCGTCTCGGTGTCGACGAACACCAGACCACCCAGGATCGTCCCGAGCGCAAACTCGGTGAACCAGTAGTGGTCGGGCAAGCTGGTCAGCAGGCGCTGCGCCTCGTCCGTGGCGAACAGCTCGGACTTCGACGTGCTGTTGAAGTGCCAGTGGTAGTAACCGTCGGGCAGCTTGGGCACGTTCTGATCTTCGAGGCGCGCCACCGCGGCCCGATAGAGATCGTACGTGAAGCCCATGTTGGCCCCGGTCACGCTGTCGATGCTGTTCCCGCCACTGGCGCGAACCATGTACGAGGCGTCCATCGACCAGATCGCATCGCGGGCCGAGAGCGTTACCGTCTCGAGCACCGTGAGGGTTCCCGGGCCGGTCTGGTCGCCAGCCGTGGCCGGCGTGTAGCCTACGACCGTCGCGGTGTAGTTGGTCCCGCCGTGGCTGAAGGTGATGGAGAGGGGGTTGTTGCTCGACACGGCCGCGAACTGCACGGGCTCGCCCGCGGGCAGGTCGGGACGACGCGCGGTCGTGAACCCGTTGAGGCGCTGCACCGGGATCGTGCTGGCACCCGAGACGGCGGCACTGGCCACGGTCCAGCCGCTCATGCCTGCGTTATACAGGTTGTCGCGCACCTTGCGGTTCAGCGACTGGGCGGCGTGCAGGCCGAGCTTGTGCAGGTTCTCGGTTAGCAGGTTGACGATGGCGAGCGCGCTGGTGGGCATGTGGGTGTCGGGCGCGCGACCCACATACTCGTGCAGCTGCATGTCCCACTGCTCCTTCGTGTAGTCTTGCGCGTCGGGCGTGTCGCCTGGGACGATCGGCTCGGTCACAGGCTGCATGAGCCCGGTGCCCGTGAAGATGAAGCGGTCGCCGGACTGGCCGGGCTGGCTAATCGACGGCGCCTCACCGCGGAACAGGTTGCGCGGGTACAGGGGGTCGAGGAACTGGCGGACCAGGCTGTTATCCTGGACCAGCTCGCGGGTCGTCGGATCCTGGAGAATGGCGGAGAAATTGAGATCGGGCATTGGTTTCCTCTTTGTGTTGGCAGTTTCGGTTCTTATCGATCAACGACCCGCGCAGTCCCCTTGACTAGCCGAGCCCCGTAGCAAAGCCCCGCACACCCTTGGACCGCATGTGCCGGTGAAACTCGGTCTTGCTCATGCCCATGGCGCCGGCTGAAGTGGAGCCGTTCGTCCGGGCAAGTTGGCCGCTTGCCGCTGCGGGGGTGGGTGCCGGCGTCGACCCAGGGACTTCCCCAGACGTGCCGGTGGTGGCCAGGACTTCGACCTCGTTGAACAGGAGCGGGTGCGTCTTGCGCAAGCCGCTGAAGAACTTGGCCTCGTCCATGAGGGCCTGCTCCTCGGGGCTCTTGCCGGACTGCGCTCGCTCGTACAGCGTGATCGCGTAGTCGACGTCCTTTACCCCGACGTTCATCGCAATGCGGGACAGCTGGGTGCGGGCCGCTTCTGCATCGGCCTGCCGCTTCAGCATGCGGTTTTGCTTGCTGAGCTTGGCGTTTTCTCGCCGCAGCTGCTCCGCCTCGCGCAGAGCGCGGTGGTCCTGGCGGGTCGGCCTGGGCTGCTGCTGCTGCTGATCCGGCTGGCGCGGTTGCGCCTGCTGGCCGCGGGGCGGCTGCTGCCCTTGCCTGCCGTTTCGGGCCGGCGGGGTGGTGGTGGACTGCTGCGTGGTGGTCCGCAAGCTGTCCAAGTGCTGGAGCATCGACTCGTGATTCGCGAAGCCCCGGGCCTGCGCTTCCTTGTCCAACTCGGCCCTGTACGCTGCACGTCCCGCCTTGGTGGCCTGGTCAAGCCGCTCTTTGAAAGCTCGGGTGGGAAGTGTCACGTTCTTGCCTTGTGGAAGGATCGGCGCGGTGCTGGTGCTGTCGCTCGCTGCTGCCGGGGGTGCCGGCAAAATGGGATCGGCTGCTGGAATGACTGCTGGTGTCGGTTGTGCTGGCGTGGGGATTGTCGGATCAGGCATGACTCGCTCCTCGTGGGGCTCTACTCGTCTTGTCGCGGTCTACCGGCTGTATCGTCGCCGTCGTCACGAGTGACGACAGAGGCGGGCTGGAGCACGCGAGTTGCCGAGTCACGTTTGCGCGCAACAGGGACGCCCCCGGTGAATCCGGGGCTGGCGTATGTTGCGCGCGCGTTCATGGGTTGGAATGAAACTGTGTTGCGTGCCCTACGGCCTACAGCGCGTCGGGCGGAAGCAGGGCCGAGGCCTGCTGCGAGAGATCGCTCTTCGAGTACATCGCCGAGCAGTGGGTCACCAGGTCGCCGGCATAGAAGGTCAGGCCGGTGCCGCCGTCCCAGTAGACCTGGCCGCTGGTGAGCACCGCCGTCGGGTCACGCACGATCTGCTTGACGCCGGTGGCGCTGCCGCCGGAGACCGTGGTCGCGATGACCTGGAACAGGCCGTTGTCGGTGGGGGCCTGGGACAGGGTCGCCTTATTGCTGGTGACAGCAAGGGCCACGTCGGTCAACCCGCCGGTCAGCTTGTTGACCTGCGCGATGAGCAGCAGCACGGCAGCCGCGAGCGCGGACTGGTCGGCCTGGGTGTAGCTGGCACTCGCGGGGCTGGCGATGCCTGTGGCGGCGATGGCGGCGTTGGGCGCCAGCATGACCGAGGCGAGATCGCCGCGGGGGAGCTTCTTGTTGGCGTCGGCTTGGACTCCAACAATGGCGCTGTTCAGCTTCTGGCGGACGGTGAGGACTGACGTTGTCGTGCTGGCCATGGGTCGTATTCTCCGTGGACGGTGGTTGTGGCGGAGGAGCTACCTGCTACTCGACGCCCTCGCTGCCGCCCCGGGGGGCGACGGGACTTTCGCGCTCGTGAAGCGGCATTGCGGTCGAGGTGGTGTCGTTCTCGGCCGGGGTGCGCCCTTCGGGCGTGCCGTGCTTCTGGTCGTATTCCTTCGTCGTGTTGCGCTCTGCTTCGGACATGGATCTTCTCCTCGCTGGGCCCGCCCCTTAAACCGGCGCGGGACGCTTGTGGGTTGCGGGCTTCGTTTGCTGCTCGAGCAGCGGCCGGGATCGCTTTTTGCCCATTTCGGCCGGGTAGCTATACCCAGCCCCGGTCGGGTGACCGTCGGGAGCGGCGTGCTCCTCTTCGGTGCGAATGTTGCCCCGCTTGCCAGAGAGGGCCAGGGCCCTGCGGCGGCCGGGGGACATGGGCTCTGTCTTGAACGGCATGGCTACTTCCTCCGAGTGGTGGTGCCCTCGACAGGGCGCTCGCGCTGGACGTAGTAGGGCAGCGTCCGCGAAAGGTTTTGCGGCTTGACCGCGATCTTCTTCTTGGCGCCCTGGCCCTCCACCGACACGCCGCTGTCGGGATCGGCTGGCGGGTCCTGGTCGAGCAGGTGCGTAAAGCCGTGCTCGCGCTGAACAAAATGCGGGTCGACCATGGGCAGCGCGCGCGTTCGGTCGACCCGGTTGACCCCAGCCGATGCCGGGTCGGCAAAGCGCTGCGGGTCCTTCAGGTTGCCGGGCATGGGTTAGTGACCCTTCGCGTACGAGCAGGTCCTCGAGCAGACGCAGGTGGCGCCCCGCTCGCAGCCACACTCGCAGCCCGGGCAGCCGCAGACGCAGCCGTGATCGTCGTCGTCGTCGGCCGCCTGCTTTTCCTTTTTGTCGGGGTCGTCCTCGCCCTCGTCCCCTTCACCCTCTTCATCCCCGTCACCAGCGCCGTCGCCCTCTCCGTCGCCGTCACCCTCGCCCGCGCCGTCTTCCTCCTGGCGCACGACCGCGCGGCACCAGCCCACGAAGCCGTCCACGTCCTCCAGGTCGAGCGCCTCGCCCAGCTTGCGGAAGTCCTTTTTGCCCGCCGTCTCGACTGCCCAGTTGGTGAAGGCATGGACGGTCTCGGCGTCCAGCGTCTCTTCCAGCTGCTCGACGCCGGCCTTTGGCTGGTCGTCGCTGCCGGTGCGGAACTCGTCGACGATCTCGTTGATGGTGGGCACCGCCTCGCGGAAGTCGTCGGTTAGCGACTCGACCGTGGGCTCGTCCTCGTCGTCGTCCCCTTCCCCGTCTTCGTCCCCATCCTCGTCGTCGTCCTCGTCGGCACCGTCGGCCCCCGTGTTCTCGCCCTGCCCGTCGTCTCCAGCCTCGGCGTGCTCGGCTTTCTTCTTGCCACCCTGCCCTTCGTCCTCGTCGTCGGCTTCGTCGCCTTCCTCGTCGGCCTCCTCGGCCTTGGACTGTTGCAGTAGCGC